GTCGTAAGACGTGTCCCTGTGAAAAGCCCCATAGGGGACTCAGCACATATTACCCTCAGTTGGGTAGCATCTGTTGATTTTAGACAAAGGTTTGTCTTTTAAACGGCGTAGATTTAGCAAGTCCTCTTATCATTAAGAGCTAGCATATCGCGTGCGACATTGGCTTAGCTGGGCTTGCACCCCATAGGCTGATGAGCATATAGGGTAAGAGATTACTACTATATCGAAACCGTTTAAAAATCGGTTGAACATCGGTTCAATATAGGATAACCTAGGAGTTCCTCAGATCTGTTGTATCTCGAAAGGATAGAAAGCAACAGTTTTACCCCAACCAATAGACGGGGCTCTCTTAAAACGAGAGGATAGGAATTGAGTGGGATTAAAAATTATTCCCTTTAGTATAAGTTTCCACCTCTATACAAAGTGGTTACTACTCAAGACTGAAACAAATCTGGGAAGGTGTAACAACCTAAAGGATTTCGAAAATATCCATAGTTAACAAGGTCTCAGGAGAAATTTCCTGCATTGTTATTAACATAAAAGATGGTTGCCATTACTTGATAATGAATGGTTTATAGACACTCATGAAATTTGAGGTCGTACATCTTTTATCACCCTGTGAAGGGGATGGATGGCGGTGACAAGTACTTATTAATTGAGGAACTGCCCTAAAGTAAATTATTTTAGGTGTAACTCAATTGTCCTTATTGGCGACGTAGACACTATCGGCAGTTTAGGATAATCTTAAACCACTCATGGAAACATATGTTCCAAAGAGTAGGGGGATTTTTCCTAAAATGTAGCAAGTCTTGAGGGTCAACCCCAATCGCTGGCGAAAGCCGAGGAAAGTACGACGGTAAGGGGACAGGTGCACGAATAATGCTTCTTCCAGGTGATCTCAGGGCGGTTAGCAAGATTAGTCTTGTGAGACTGATTAGCGGAGCCGGCTGGTTGGCCAAGAAACTTATCGTGGGTGGACAAAGGTAGGGCGGTTATGTGTTAGTCCCTTTAAAAAAGGACTTTTAGGTTTAATACCCCCACAAAGACTGATTAGCGATCGCACCCATGTACAATCCTTAATATATAAGTATTTCTTATATAGAATAAGATGTTCATAGCCGAAATAGGCTTGATCGTCTAACCCTAGACAGGGCACCTGCGGCCCGAGGAGAAAAGAACCTACAAAATAGGGGAAACTATCTTTGGAAACCGAAGGTTAAGGATCATAAATACAAAAATAAAGCAACAACAACAAATTTCTTATTGAAAAATTCGCGATTGTATGCTCAATTATTGCGTACTATGACAAACCTTAACGGTGCGGTCTCCGTAAAAAGAGGCCGTCCATTAGTCAACATGTTTATTAACATGGCTGTACTAATGGGTTGACGAAATTCCTGTTCATTGGCAAAATCCATATTGGTGTTCTGTTCTACATGCTATGATATTCAGAAGAAACAGTCTATTAAAGGATTAGTTATCCAGTTAAAGACTTGTTCTATCTTATTACAGCAAGGCATGGGAGGTTACAGACTTCCAAATATGGGTCTACTTGGTACAAGAATAGCACGGAATGGTAGAGGTCTTCCACGTAAGTGGATACCTCTAGTCCATCGAAAAGCATTACTTAGGGGAGACCCGAAAGTATTCAAACTTTATATGACCTTATTTGGGTTATATAGAGTGTTGTCATTCCCTGGAAAAGTTAAGTGGTTGACTATAATACAACCAGGAGTATCGCAGAGTTATCTGCCTATGTTTTCCGAATTTTTAACAGTGTTCTTTAAAATTATAAAGACACATGTAAAAACAGGATTACTTGTCTCCTACTTAGGCAATCCATTGGGAATGATGAAAAAGCTTAAGGCGGTCCCTTTTGTTATATCAAAGGGATCCCCTTCCTTATCAAAGCAAGATAAGGATTCCGAGTCGTCATTAAGTACCTCTCCTGCTGGGATCTTATGATCGGTTAAAGTCTGGTGCAAACCAGAAAATTCTCAAATCTTTGAGTATTTTATTAACTGATGTAAGATGACAGGTAACATTTGAGCAATCAATCGACTGCAAGAATGAAACCGTCTTATACCCGTGTCCATCTTTGAGGACACAAAAGCAGGTAGTTTAGGGAAATTGGGGACCAAAGAAGAAGCGGCGGGAAAGGTCAGAATATTCGCCATGGTTGATCCATGGACTCAGTGGCTAATGGAGCCTCTTTATAAGGCTATAGCTGAATTATTAAGACAGTTACCGCAAGATGGAACAGAAAATCAAGTTGGACCACTTGAGCGCATATGGAAAAGGAAGCCACAAGGTCCATTCTTTTGCTTTGACCTTTCGGCAGCAACAGATAGACTTCCTTTACGTTTCCAACAAGCCATGCTCTCTAGATTGCTAGGATCATGAGCCGCCACTATTTGAGGCGTCTTACTTGTTGGGCGTCCGTATTTGTTGAAATCGGACGGACAGACTCATAAATTATATTATGAAGCCGGTCAACCTATGGGAGCCAAAAGCTCCTTCCATATGATGGCTTTCTTCCATCATGCCATCGTTCAATTTGCATATTTCCGTGTATGCATGGCTAAAAACACGGAAGCTTCATGATTCGAGGATTACTGCATCGTTGGTGATGATGTTATAATCGCCGATGAAGCAGTAGCTCAAATGTACTTACAAATCATGTCAGAATTAGGGGTAGGTGTTGGAATACACAAATCCTTAATTTCATCAATGAAAGGTAGACTCGTTACCGAGTTTATAAAAAAGACATGATATTCCCCAAAGAAGGGGATTATCCATGACGTTTCAGCGATGCCAATATCTGAATGATGAGTGGCTAGACAGATGCTTTCAGCATCAGTCGAATTCGCTCGTAAGTACGAACTTTCTATATCCCAATTTCTGACACTTTGATCAGTAGGATATAGAAGTAAAGCACGTCTAAATGCAAACCTTCAGACCCAAGGAAGGCGAGTACGAGGACGTATCCTAGCTTATCTCTCTCCTTTAGGAGTACAGGTTAACAAATTCACAGAGTGAGTTAGCCTTAAGGCTCCTAAAGCCAGCTATAACATTACAATGAAGAAACAACTTCTCCTTATAGAATCCCTGATTAAAGGTGATCTTCAGTTAATTCTAGATAAATGGGACCGTCCAACATTTATTGAATTACTGAAAACTATAAAAGATTTCGTTACGGTCAAACGAGATCGGGAGTATTATGGGACTTCTCCAAGACGTTCAGATAGAATTAATGATTTTTTAGATCTTAATACCTATAAGAACGATATCTATTCCGGATTCAAACGCTTCGTCACTTTAAATGAAAGTGGTACAGGTTTAAATTACAATATTGAATTTACCTCTAAAGCCGCGGTAATGAATCATATGAAGATAGTAGATAGAACTCAATATGTACTAGATCAGCTTGTTGAGCTGGTCTATAGAGAAGAGTTCCTTGATGTAATAATAGCTTTTAGAGATCTTAAGCAGGAGATTAACGATTTAATGGAAACTGATTTTTCAGTCTCAGAGAAAAGTTTATCTGAACTGATCCAATTGTCTGATGAAATCTTTTCTAAAGTTCAAGAACTCGAAAGAAGATTTTCGGAATTACCACTTCCTACTCGTATTTTTAAACGAGTGGAAGAGGCGGTTACTATCAAGGAACCTCAATTGGTAAAACGTTGAGACAAATACTCACGTATATTCAGATCTACTAAATCATAGATCTCCCAAGGATTATTGAAGCAGGGGAAATATAAAGATGAATGATATTAACAAACAATTCCATAATCATAACTATCCATGATAATTGGAGATTAGAAGAATTGTGGTAAATATCCAGGAAGAAGGCAGGAATGCAGAGGAACGTTTATAACCATAGATTTATTATCCGAATTCTTATAGAATCCGGGACAAGAAGAAAATCGATTAACAATTCGTCTTCTTATTCAATCCCATAACTTAAATGCTATAAGATAGGCTATCTATAAAGGTATGTACTAAGTCCGGAAGGATGTAACTCATACCTTGCCCTGAAGAGGGACAGTTATAAATGGTACTCGGTTAGTCAAAGAGGATTCAATGACTACCACTGATAAAACATAGGGAGAAGTTATCTTCTATTGTTTATCTTTAAGTACCAAAAGGAACGAAAACCTAAGAACGTCAGGATCTGGAGAACCTAAGGACCAGAAAAACCAAGTACAACGGGATCGATCTCTAGAGACATTTCTAGTAAGATCCAAGCAATGAAATGCTGCATTCCTTTATATCTATCGTAGATTAGTTTGGTATGTTTTGATTTACTAACCCAGTGATAAATACTAGTAAACGGATCCTTTAACGAAACCTATGAATATTATAAAGTTAATATATTCATGGGGTGAGGAACGGGGGATAAACATGGTGGATACGTATCCATGTGTCGTAGGGATAAAAGGCCCTTACATCCTAAAGTATACTGCGGAACCTATAATGATTAAGCTATTCTTGAAATAGAACGCCTTATAGTGAACCTTTCCTACTTGTAGGGAAGCCAGGTTTTTATCTAACAAAACATTTCCAATATATCTAATAGATATATCCTTCCGCCGAGAGGGAGAGTGCGACTAGGGAAACCGAGTACTCTGGATTCTAACTTGCAGTAAAATTCGTCATAAATGAATGATTAGAGTCATCTAGGATCTTATTCGCTACAAGTGAATCTGCATACTAGCATGATACTTTTCTGAAACATTTTCAAAAACGCATCTGAGCGTAGTACCTTATGGT